TGAAACACTTAAACTTAACACGGCTATAAGTCTAAAAGACCTTACCGGTAAAATTGCTGCGGAGACCGATCCAGCTAAGAAACAAGCGCTTGTTGACGAACGAGAGGCAAAAGCATGGTCGATTGAGGGCGACCGAGCGGAGCGTTTAGCGTCGCGCGCGGAAAGAGCTTCTGTAGGTACCTACATAGCTTCGCAACAGACAGAACTTGCAAGGTTAAGAGCCGCTGGCGCGGTTGAAGGCGACCCGGACGTTGAGGCTATACGTTCGGCGCTTCCCGGCTTTCAAGCATTATACGCGAGACTAAATCTGGAAGCGTATCCGAACGTTAAAGTCCCCGCTCCCGCTCCCCCTCCCGGTTCCGGTGCAAAAGCGGCCGACTTTAATCGCTCACCATAATAACTTCGCTCTGGATCTATACCCCACATGTATGACCTCAAAGGCGCAAGAGCGGCGGGTATCTCCGATACGGATATCGCTACCTATCTGGCTACGCTTGCGCCCAGTTACGATCTACCCGCCGCCCGCGCGGCGAAAGTGTCTGACGCCACGATAGCGGACTATCTGCTTCCGCTTGTTAATAAGTACGAAACCACAATACCTGTTAATCAAGAACCGGCGTTTCAAGCTTGGAAAGCTGCAAACGCGCCCAGAGATTCCGGCGCGGATTACGATCTTCACGGCGCGTTTGAGGCGGGTGTTAAACCTGACCCCGTTACCGGTCATTGGCCCGATACGTTCAAGAAACCCAACCACCCGACCTTCTCCAATCAGTCTAAATACGCCGAGTATGGCAAGCCGGGGAGTTGGGACGGCGAGACCTACATTCCGGCAGACGGCGCGAAGCCACCGACCGACGCAAAGCCACCGACCGAATCAAAAGGAATCCTTTCTAGGGGCCTAGATTTGGGCCTAGATTTGATATCGGACACTGCGCGCCAACAGCTTCCCCTTTTAGTAGCCACAGGTATTGGCCAACAACTTGTTGATGCTGCGGTATACCACACCCCCGCAGCCTTTGCGTCCGCAATAGAAGGGCGCGGAGCTAAAGATGGAGAGCCAGACTGGAAAGACGCGTTAATTGAACGCGCCAGTGCCATATCGGAAAAACGCAACGCCAATCCAAACATACCCGACGCCGTCAAGAATTTAGGCCCTAGCTTAGGGTTTTCCCTTGTCTCTGGTTTGGGGGGCCTTGGCGCTGGTTTGGGGACTGCAACTGCGGCAACCGCAACCGGCGCGGGGGTTGTCGCTGCACCTGTTCTTGCTTGGACTTCAGGTGTAGCTGCATCGGGCGCACTAGCCTACCGCATGTCTACAAACCAATTCACACGCCAACTGTACGATGCAGCTAACGCGGACGCTTTAGAGCGCACAGGAAAACCTATTTCCGCTGCGGAATGGAAAGTTAAGCAAGACAAACTGGCACCGCTGATTACTGAATACGGTCTGTTTGAGGCCGCGCCGGAAGCATTAAGTCAAGGACTAGAATTAAACATTCTTAAAGCCCCCGTTAAAGCGGGCATTAGCAGTATTTTTGGTAAAAATATTCTTACGCGCTTTGCGACTAAAACCGCTGGGCTGTACGGCGTAGAGTTAGCGACGGAGTCTTTTACACAACAAGGTCAGCGCAATGTAGAAGTTAAAGCTACTGGTGAAGGCGCGCGGCGTAGCTGGACAAGCGCATCTGATCTTGGCGAATCGTTCAATGAAGTTGCGCCGTCTGTAATATTGCAGACCGCCATCATGGGCGGCGGTGCAAAAACTGTTCTTATGTTGCGCGACCGTATCAAACGTGGAGGTTTAACCCCCAAACAGTTTGATGCTATCCAAGAACTTAACAACATGGCGGATAGCACCCAAATTGATCCGGAAGGCGCTCGTCAAGCCGCCTTGCGGATGCTCGACCCTAACAGCTACGACCCTAACCTTATTAGCCCCCGCGACAATATCAACCCTGCCGGACCAGTTGCCTTCGTTGAGCCGGGCACGCCCCCGCCCGGCGGACCTGCCGCGCCCCCGCCCGGCAAACCTATTGCGCCTCAACAGACGGCGGCTGAAATTGAAGAGACGCTTGCTAGGAAGAAGGCTAACGCTCTAAACGGTTCCGAAGGCATTGAGCCTATTGTCGAACGCATTACGGACGCAAATGAAACGGTAGAAGACACCATTGCCGCAGCAAATTTAGCGGCTGGTACCGTACCCAACCCGGTAGCCGTACCCGATTTTGTAGCGCAAGGGTACAAAATTGTTCCGGACGTTTCGGAAGAATTTACGCGTCTTGTTAAAACCAATGATGACGCTACGGTCAACACGGTCGATATCGGTCCGAACGGCGACGTAGAAAACGACACTACAATACTGGGTAACTTTACGGTAAACGAAGCCCCGGTTTCCGTTCGGTTCGACAACCGCCGGAACATCCTTCAGGGTATTGAAGAAGACGGTTCGGTCACGGATTTGTCGGACAAAGCCAACCGCAGGTACACCGCCGGAGATGAGCTTCTAAATATTCTTCGGGACGAAGATACGAGCGTAACCGTTGAGCCGGTCGTCCGCGCGGAAACCGTAGCGCCCGCGCCGGTTGTAACTCAAGCTTCGCTTTTTTCTGAACCAACCGCAATTGAACAAAACCGAGATCGGAGTAATCCGGCATCTGTTCTTCAAATGCAACAGATTGCAAACGCGCCGGACTACGGTAGAGCTGGCGTAGGTAGGTCGTTGGCTAACGATGCTCCCGTTGTTGCGGGCGGTGAAATTCCCGCCGATCAACTCGGCAAGAAAGACTATGCGGTAGACAGCGAAGGCAAGCGCGTAAACATCCAGTATGCGGTCGTAGATGCGTCTACGGTTCAGACTTCTAATACCGTAGATGGTGCGGTTAACCCAGATTACGCGGGGACAGAAGACCTACGGGCTATTGCAGGAAACGGTCGCATCACGGGTTTTAGCGAAGCGTATGTTCGCGGAACGGCGGATAACTATCGCGGCGAACTTGAAGCCGATACAGCACACGGCGTAGACCCAGAAGTTATCCGAAACGTACCCAATCCGATATTGGTTCGTGTGATGTCCGAGGCAGACATTACGTCTGATATGGGCGACCGTACCAACACCGCTACGCAACTTGGTATGAGTCCGGAAGAAACGGCGCGTAACGATGCAAACCGTGTTGACCTGAACGAATTAACTTTCCGCGAAAACGGTGAGCCTACAGCAGAAGCAACGCGCGCATTCTTGAGGGGTCTGCCCGCAAATGAACGGGCTACCCTTTTGAATGGTCAGGTACCCACCAGCGACGCCACTACACGTCTTGAGCGCGCGGTCTTTCTTAAAGCGTACAACGATTCCGCGTTGATGGACCAGCTTACAACAAGCGAAGACGGCCGAACGGTTATCTCCGCGTTGACTCAACTAGCCCCAACCATGTCTCGTTTGAGCAACGCCGGAGAGCTAGACATACGGGATATTGTTGTTGACGCTGCAAAGATTGTGATCAAAGCGCGTAGGGACGGCGTCTCGTTGGCCAACGCCGCGCGTCAAACCGATATTGAATTTGACCCAAACGCTAACCTTATTGTTGCCTTAATGGCTGAAAAGCCGGGGGGCGTTAAAAACACTGTTGAGGTGCTACGTTCGGTTGCCGAGTTTGCGCAAGCAGAAGCGGCTAAACCTGAGACGGATATGTTTGGGCCCGTACCGCGCGCAACGCGCGCGGATGTTATAGCCAAACTTCGTGCCGCGCTGGCTCCTGCATCCGCCGAACTTGTGATGCCCGCAGTTGCATCCGCCCCCGCGCCCAAAGTAAAACTTAACCCAGAAGACAGGCTTGCGAAAGTTACGCAGATAGAAACGCTGCTTGCGATGGTCGGCCCTCTCGTTGCAAAGGCTGACTCTAAGGGCGGGCTAACAACCGTAGACGCGCAACGGTATACAGACGCCATGCGTCAAATTTCGGCGCTAAAATTTGATATTGCGCGGCCGTTGAATTTAGACAACCTACCCGACGCCGAAACCCGCCAGAGTACGCTCGACACGGATACGGTAGTGAAGGCGCGCGCCGATCTTCTTAGAGACCGTCCTATCTACACCGCGATAACGGACGCCGCCGCAGGCGTCAAGCTTAATGCCGATACTGCGGTAGACGACATTATTGCGGGACGAAACAAAGAAGTTTCCGCGCAAAAATTCTACGATAATTTTGCCGAGACCCGCGAAGCCATACGCGCGACAAACGGCGACACCATTAAATTGTTCCGCGCCGAGGGCCTGCAAAAAAATAAGCCGACGCAAAATTGGGCGACAACAGAAGTGTACGCCAGACAATTTGGCGAGAACGTCGTATCAAGAGACATCCCCGTAGATAACATCCTTGCGGTGAATGTTGGTACCAACGGCCGGTACCACGAGGTCATCGTCGGACAACCGCCCGCAACGGAAACCACAAAACAAAGCGACCTAGAAACGCGGATTGCAGACTTGAACGTAAGGGCGGCTACGCAAGGACGCAAGACCGTTGCAGGTCGCATTTTAGACCTTACCGCCAAGCATCTTGCCGCGCCCACTACGGAATCGCGGACTAAACTTGAATTGGCATTGACCAATAAAACCGCTAAAGCCGGAACCAACGTTCAAGTGACCGAAGCCGTCGCTGAAGCAAGAGCCGCGCTTGCGCCTGTGCAAACGGAACAAGCCGCGCCGTTAGCTGTAGGCGATAGCGTGCGCGTAGGTAACGCAATGGGCGTGGTTGTGGGCGTAGAGAACGGGTACATAAAATTTCACCCGATCAACGCAAACAACCCTAAAGCGTACCAGAGAGTACCGGTTACTACGGCCACCTTCCTATCCCGCCCGGATACTAGCGCCACGTCCGCAAAATCCGAAATGGTTGGGTTAACTGCAGATTTAGCGCAATTGGCGGAGCGATTTGGCGCGGATATGTATGGCAGCAACCTGATGGAGGTTGTTGTAAAAGAAGGTCTTCAGAATAGTTTTGACGCCGTTAAGGGGCGTCTGTTTCTACAAATGCAAGCCGCGAAGAAAAATCCCGCGACCGTAGCCGACTTTGAAAAATATTTGCTCGCAAACCCGAAAGTTTTTGGCCATGTCAAAATAACGCTTAATTCTATTGATAGGACGGTAACTTTTAGCGATGACGGTGTGGGCATGTCCCCCGACATCGTCAAGAACGCATTCTTAACAATTGCAGCAAGTGATAAAGCGGGGCTTCCTCCGGGGCTTGCTAGCGGTGGTTTGGGTCTTGCTAAAATGGGCATCCTTATGGGTGCGGCGCGGATTCAACTGACGACGGTAAAAGACGGCGAACAAACGTCTATAGACACCACAAAGACTGAGCTTCTTAAAAAAGCAACAACTTTCAACGTAAGCAAAACAGAAAAACCTTCCGGTACAACTTTAACCTTAACTATTCCTGAAACTTATATCGCTAAAAACGGTGATGCGGTCGATATATTTTTCAATAGCAACCCCGAGTACGTTACGGCTCTTAAGCGCCCTTTGATAGGGCCTGTAGAGGTAGAGGTAACTACGGTTAATAATTCCGGCACCAGCACCAAGGTGATCGCCACCGGGACCAATTTTGATAAAAGCCAGTATCAAGAAGTCAAAACAGCGGATACGGATTGGGGGCTGATAAACATTTACTTTGGGGTGGAGCGCGAACAATACCCCAAACATGTGGTTCTATCTAGCGGCGTGTACCAATTCGATTACGACGTGCGCGACGCTAGTTACAATAAAATTCCTTTTAACATTGTCATAAATATCCAGCCAAAAGACAAAGCAAGCGACAGAGATTATCCTTTTGAGAACAATCGCGAGCGGTTCAAGCCGCGTGTAGAAAAAGATCTAGATGCGCTAAAAGCGTATCTATTTGCCATAGCTCAAGGAGAATCCGCAAAAGACCTGAAGGAAGGGTTTAAGGACGTAGTGTCCATGCCCCGCATTGAGGTTGGAGCGGCTCTGGCGGATAACAGCAAGAAGCTGAAAAAGGCGTTTGATGCGCGGGGTAGCGGCGAAGTGCAAGAACTTGCCCCGCTACCGAACGAAGTTACTATTACATCGGGTAATGTGATTGATCGTAAAGGCGCGGTCATAGCTCAAAGCGACGCCGCTGCAAAAGAATCGGAAAAGAAAGTCGCCTCAACATTTGTAGAGAAAGAAGCCGCGCCGGATATGTCCGCGTTCATGTCTGACATGAAAGCCAACCCTCTTCAGCCCGTGTTTCTTAACAACACCAGTGTTGACTATCTTGCCGTAGGGCGTCCGTATGGCAACCCAGAAGCGTTCTTTGCTGAACTAGGGACGCTGATGGTTGAGATGAAAGAGGAGCTAGCCAAAAGCGGGCTTTACGGTTACGACGCTCTATCAGCGAAAGATTTATTCTTTGGCGGTATAGCCATAGACCGTAAGTATGGCGGTATACATATAAAAGTTCCGTTTAAAGCCGTATTTGTAAACCCGTTCTATGACTGGGGCGCAAAGACGTTGTTCGGCGTCCGAGGAAATCTATACGAAACTATGACGCACGAGATTGCGCATGTACGAGACATGCGGCACGGCGTCGGCCATAACAATGAGATGATCCAAGTACGTCAGTATTTGGAAGACGAAGGGATGGAGCAGTATTTCCGCGACGCTATCCTCGATCTTCTTACCCGCCATGAATCTACTTTCACAGCTATGAGGACTGCGTATGGACTATCAACAACAAAAAACACTGGCAAGTCTCTTGAGGAGTACGAGGCAAACGCCCCCTCAACATCGGTTGGAGGAAGTGCAACAGGGACTCAAGGTGAACTTGGGCCTGTACGAGCAGGAGAAGGACTCGGAAGGAGCGGCGATTTACAGGCCGCTGGTGGCGCTAGCGAACAAAGCCAAGTCGGTGGCGGAGTTGGAAGAAGCGCTGCGCTAAACGCCGCCAACGTAGAAGCTCTCACGGTAAACGCGGTTCTGAGCGAAAGTTACCCTACCGCAAAGCCCCGTTCCAGAGATGTAACCGCAATCGCTACGGAACTTATGCGCCGTGGGAGCGCGGCTCTTAAAAAACTTGGTGTTGCTGGCGGCGTGATCGAAGGCCCGAGCCCCCGAACGGACGATATACTTGCCTCCGCTATTGCGTCTGAAGTGAAGGCCGCGCTTGGCCGCACAGGGAAGAACGCGTCCGGCTGGTATTCTAAGCGCGTCAAAGAGGCGATGAAGATCGCCCTCAAGCTGCACCCGGAACTGGCGGACAAGAACCAGAGAATGGCCTTCACGCTCGCCCTCGCGATAACGAGCCAAGGTGAGACGGTAGCATCCAACGTAAGGTTGGCCGAACAGGTTTATTCCAGTTTCAAGAAGACCGGCATTTTCCCGACTAATGTTTCTGCGCTCAAGCAGAAAAGCATGAACGGGAATTTCCAGCGCATTAACGACTTGATTGCCGACTTGGGATTGGACGAGACCAATAAGTTCCTGTCTTCGGAGTTTACCGTAAAGCAACTTGAAGATGCGGGCTATAGTGTCGGCGGTGAGAATAAGCAGACCAAGGTCTACGGTTCGGCAATTCTTGGGCCTAAGATCGGCCAAGGGTTTTACCAGAACCTCAATAACAATTTTGAACCCGTCACGATGGACCTGTGGTTCATGCGCGGTTGGGGCAGGCTGACAGGAAATCTTGTTGGCGGGTCGCAGGCCGCGCTAGATAAACAGCGCGAACGGTTCGAAGCCGCGCTTAAAACCGCCAGAAAACCCGTTCCCAGAACGCTGACTACCCTTATCAGTTTGGCTAGAGGGATCGTGGCCAAGCATGAGTCCGACTACCGCGACAACCGCGCCAAGTACGACAGCGGAAAGAGGGTAAAGTCCGAACTTATCTACGCCGCCGAACGTATTGTTTTCGGTCAGGACGGTTTGAAAGAAACCCCGTCGAGCGGTTCCGAAAGAGAATGGATCAGATCCGTTATTGCTCAGGCTCGGGAGAAGCTGAAGGCGGACGGCATAAACATAACCCCAGCCGACCTACAGGCCGTGTGGTGGTATCCGGAAAAAGAACTGTACAGCAAACTTGGTGGACGAGATAGCGAGGGTATAAATGTCGATTACGCAACCGAAATCCGAAACCTCTACGACAGACGGCGGGCCGAAGGACAACTGGGCTCCGTGGTTGACAGACCCGGACCCGGATCAGCCGGAAATGTCGAAGGCCCAGTCCAAAGCAGCGGCGAGAGCCGTAAAGGTTCTGATGGAACAAAGGCAAAAGTAGTCACAAGCATAGAGCGCGGCGGACTTGCTACAAAAAGTGAAAGAAGCGCTGCGGTAACTGCTTGGGCTAAGAATACGTTTGGCGACCGAACAGCGCCAGACGGGTCGCTTATACGGCAGAATTTCTTACGCTGGTTTGGCGATAGCGTAATGATAAACGCCACTGGAAATCCGTTGGTGGCGTACCACGCGACCACCGCCGATATAACCGCGTTTGATCTAGACAACCCAAACCGTAAAGACGCGGGGTGGCTTGGCTACGGAGTTTACCTTACAGATTCGACTATCGTCGCAAACGCTATCGCGGATAGGAAAGCTGGCGCTAATGTCATGCCGCTTTACGTCAATCTTAAAAATCCGTATCGGGCGACGTTAGAAGAAAAAAATCGTATTCAACGCATCCAACTTAGCAAAGGTATGGTTGCTGCGCGGAAAGCTTCTCGCGAATGGACAGAGAAACTGCAATCGCAAGGCTACGACGGCGTTGTGCTTGAGGCTATGGGGGTTCAAGAGATTGTGGTTTTCGACACTGCGGGTGTCAAATCTGCCACCGGCAACAACGGTCAGTTCAGCCTTAACACCGACGACATCCGTTACTCCGTCAAGTCCGACGAGACACGCGCAAAAAGCTCAATGTCAATTGCTGATGTTCAAGCGGCTATTGCGGGCGCGGGGGACTTGCGGATTAAAACTACGGTCTACGCTACCGCAGCGGAAGCAAGCGCTGCAACGGGCGTTGATGTTCCAGCAGACGCTCAAGGAATGTATTTCCGTAACGAGCTGCATTTTATAGCCGAAAACATATCTTCAACTGTAGACGCTGAAATAGTAATCTGGCACGAAGTTACCCATGCGGGTCTTGATCGTTTGTACGGAATGGGCTCGGCGCAATACAACGCAGCCTTAACTACTATCGCGCTACAGAATCCCAACATACAAAAAGAAGCCGCTAAATGGCGCGCAGAGTTTGGCGCGGACATATTGCAACGCGCGTTAGGCCAAGGACTATCGGCTGAGAAAGCCGATCAGTACGTTCGTATACGCGCTATAGACGAAGCTCTGGCCGTTATGTCGGGCCAGAACGTCACCATTCGCGGGCTGGATAAGTTCATTGCGGCAGTGCAGAAAATCCTCCGCCAAGTCGGCCTGACCAAACTTGCAAACGCAATGGAAGGCAAGACAAACGCAGAAGCATTAGCCCTCATCAATCAAGCCCGAGGCGCTGTGTTGGCCGACGGTTCGTATGTGGTGACCGGTAATACCCCCGCGTTCAGTATGGGTGGCCGGACCGAACCTACGCTTCCGGTACCCGTGGGCAGAAAAGAAACGTTGCAAGATCAAACAACGTATAACTTTGTAGACCGGTTTGTTGACGTAAAGAATTTAATGAAGACCATTAAGGGTCTTGTCACCACGTTGCCGGAAACATTAGACGCCTACAGCATGATTGAACGGCTCACTTCAATAGTGGCCAAAAAAGTAGGAGATTTTGGCACGCGAGAACTTGGTCCGCTTATCACTGAGATGAAAGCGCGGGGTGTCAGTGTAGCCGAACTGGATAATTACCTGTGGATGCGCGGGGCTCCCGATGCCAACAGGATCATTGCGGCTCAACCGGATTCACAATTTCCTGATGGCGGTGCGGGCGTAACAACAGCGGACGCCCGAGCGTATTTGGCAAACTTAACTACCGAACAGCAAAGAGCTTTTGAGGCATTGGCTAAACGTGTGGACGCCATTACCGCTAAAACGCGGCGTGAATGGGTCAATTACGGCATGGCGACGCTGGACGATGTTCTCAAAATGGAACGCGAACAACCGTTCTACGTCCCATTTCACCGCGAAGGTAAAGGTTTGAGCGCAGGTAGCGGTAAGGGTGTCTCCGTCCGGGGCCCAAATACCTATCACCGAAGAGGGTCAACGCGCCCCGTAGTTGACGTATTGGCTAACATTGTCCATCAAAGGGACCGGGCCATCACGAGAGGGGAGAAGAACCGCGTTGCGCGCGTCATTTACGCTTTGGCTAAAGCTTTCCCCGATGCAGATGTGTGGTCACTTGCAAAGCCAAGTCTTACATCTGCGATAGACGCCAACACTGGGGAACCGGTGGACGTATTGGACATGAGCTATCAGAAAGACGATAACGTCCTTATGAGTATTCGTTTGGATAGCGACGGTAAAATGGTTGCTCAAGGCGTAACGTTTAATGAAGATAACGAGCAAGCCCTTCGGATGGTCGGCGCGTTAAAGAATTTAGACTTGCCGTCTCTGCAAGGCATAATTGGCGGTACTGCTCTGGTTACACGCTTCTTTGCGGCGTTGGCTACGCAATACAATCCTGTGTTTGGCCTGTGGAACCTTGGCCGCGACGTGCCGACTGGGTTGCTTAACCTTAGTTCAACGCCTATTGCCGGAAAACAACGGGAACTTTTTGGCCATGTCGGTCCTGCGCTTGCGTCAATATACAAGGGCGAAAGAGAAAAGCGGGGTGGCCGCGCTTCAGCCGCAACCTCATACGATTTGTATTTTGAACGCTTGCAAAACGCGGGTGGAACTTCCGGGTGGCGTCAGTCGTATGAGACTTCTGCTGATCGTAGTAACGCGCTGCAAAAAGAACTCGATAGCTTATCTAACGGTACTGCGAAAAAGATCCTACCGGCTATTGGCGGTTGGTTGTCCGACTACAATACCGCGATGGAAAACTCCACCCGGTTGGCGGCGTTCATTGTTGCCGTAGAATCGGGAATGTCAGACGCGCAAGCCGCTAGTCTTGCAAAAAACTTGACCGTAAATTTTGACCGTAAAGGCGCAAAGTCCAGTCAGTTTGGCGCTTTGTTCGCGTTCTTTAACCCGTCTTTACAAGGTACGGTACGAACTTTTGAAACGCTCAAAGGCCCCGCCGGTAAGAAAATAATTGTGGGCGGTCTTTTGTTAGGCGCAATGCAATCAATCTTGCTGGCTATAGCCGGGTTTGATGATGATGACCCGCCGGAGTTTGTGCGCCAACGCAACTTAATCATACCTACCGGAAACGGAAAGTATGTCATGTTCCCTATGCCGTTGAGTTTTAACCTTATCCCTAACATTGGACGGCTGGCTATGCAAACAGTCATCCAGCCAAAAAACATTGGTAAGAATGCATTCTCGGTACTAGACGCTACGCTTTCAACTTTGAATCCTTTTGGTTCCGGATTGACGGCGCAGACCCTCACGCCTACGGCGCTAGATCCGTTTATGGCTATAGCGTCGAATAAAGACTGGACCGGAAGACCTATCTCTCGCGAAGATTTTAGCGCGTTGGACCCAACACCGGGGTTCACCCGCGCCAAAGATAACGCTACTGCCGTCAGCAAAACTATAGCGGAAGCAATCAACGCTATGACGGGCGGCAATAAATATACACCGGGTGGTTGGAGTCCGACGCCTGACTTGATCGATTACATGGGCGGACAACTTACGGGCGGACCGGGACGCGAACTCGTCAATTTGGAATCGTCTGTGGAAGGTTGGCTGAATAGCAGAGACGTACCTTCGTACAAAATACCTGTAATCGGAAAACTCTACGGAAACACAAAGTCCGAAGCCAGCGAAAAAGCTAAGTACTACGAGAACGTAACTAGACTTAACGAGCTGGAGAATAACGTCAAAGGCATGCAGAAAGACCGCGTATCTTCTGCGGCATTCAGGCAAGACAATCCGGAAGTCCGACTCATCCCTGCGGCGAACATTATCAAACGAGAGATATCGCAATTCAGAAAACAAAAAGATAGGCCCAATAACGACGATGCGAAGACAGACGCTCTCATACTTCGGCAAATGCGACGGCTAAACGCCCTTGCGGATCGTTACGACACGCCTACGGCTCAACAAGAATTCTTGCGCAGCCTTGCCCCAAATTAACTTTTAACGCGCGTTTGGGTCGTGGGAAGCGGGATGGTTTGTAACGTCGCACGCTTTCTTGCAAGCTTGCAAGATAGCTGCGTACCCCGCGATATCGACACAACCGTCGGTGTGCGGGGTAACCAGATAGCGTGCAACTTTTAACTGGATCATGCAAAGAGCTACTTGTGTTGGTGTCACGTCAATACCCAACACCGTAGACCAAAGCCGCGCCGTTGTTGCCATACTACCAACTGCGTCGCCGTAAATACGCCCGCGTTCGGTGAGCGTTCTCGCAGCGGTTACAAGTATTTCGGTCATATCACAGCCTCCATAGTTTAGATGGGAACCCGTTTACAAACGCCGCGCGTTTTTTAGAAGCCCTATACGTTCGCGCGCTGCTCGTAAAGTGCTGTATCGCTGATGTAGCCGAGCCAAAAAAGTCACACGACGTTCGCCGTCGCGTTCTTTCTCCAACATGTCCAATACTTCTTTTTCGCTATACGCGCTCAAAGTACGGTTAAGTTCGCGCCAATTCAATTTTAGCCTCCAAATCTTTTATGTGCGCCGCTGCACGAGTTAAACCCCTTTTGGCCGACTGGAACATGCGCTTGCGTATTACCAACTCAGCCTTGGCGGCTTTCAATTTAACTTTCTGTTGTTCAATTCGTGTCACCGCAACACCTCCATAGCAATGTCAGACATAGACCGTTTGTTCTGTAACGCCGCCCATATCTGTTCGTCTACCGTATTGGCTGTGGTTAGCACGTAACACCAAACGTCGTGCCGTTGACCGGAACGATGCAATCTACCAATAGTTTGTTCATATAGCTCTAATGACCACGGTAACGACAAGAACACAATCCGGCACCCGCCGAACTGTAGGTTTAACCCATGCCCGGCCGATTTCGGGTGGACAAGCAGCAATTCAACCTTACCGTCGTTCCAAAGGTCAATTACGTTTGGCGAGTCTAACGTCGCCGCTTGAGGATACCGCCGTTGCAACTCGGCTAATTCTTCGCTGTACTGGTACGCAATGATTGTATTGGCGTGTTGGTTTTCGGTTAGAAGATTGTCTAGCAGATCAAGTTTACAATAGTTGAGCCAACGCGGCGTTTGAGTCGTGATGTACTTACCGGGAACCGCTGACGGCGTTTTGTTAGTTATGTACACAAACCCGCTGGCCATTTGCTGTAGTTTGCTCGTCACAACCCCGGCGTTAGCCGCAACCGCTGCCGTGTCTGGAAATTTAAGAACAAACTCTTTCTTCATCTCTTTGTAGTCATCCATTGGCATTTCGCATTCCAACTTTACGGTATGCAACGGAGGCAGTTTGTCTTGGTACTCGCCCGGATCCAACAAGAATGTAGCGGGTTTAATGCGCTCCATAACTTGTTCTAGGCTACCTTTGCGGGGTTCCCAAGTACCAAATTCTGGGTTGGTAAGCGTGAAATATTGTTGCTGAAACGCACCCTTACTCCGGCCCAACAATGTCTGGTCTATAATTTTGCATTGGCCAAACACATCTTCCAACCCGTTGCTGGTGAACGAACCGGTCAACCCCCAACGGATGGGGAACTGTTCGATGATCTTGTGGAGCGCTTTGAACCGCGTGCCGGACGGGTTCTTAAGACGCGTTAATTCGTCAAATACGACGGCGTCAAAGTCCAACGATTGCGCGGTTAGCCATTGCAATGAGTCGTAGTTAGCCACCACGATTTGCGCGGTTGAACGCAACGCAACGGTGCGTTTGAGCAAAGTGCCTACGCAAACAGCCAACGACAACTCGGACGCCCACAACTTGGATTCTTTGGTCCACACGCTGGTTGCTACACGCAAAGGGGCCAACACCAGAAACCGTTTAACGTGCCCGTCGCGGATCATGTCGCGCATAGTCGTTAAAGCAATAGCCGTTTTGCCCGCCCCTACCGGGGCCAAAATCATCGCTTTGTTTTGCGAATATAGAAAATCAACAGCGGTTTCTTGGTAAGGTCTAAGCTTCATTTTCCGCCTCAAACGAGTACAAAAACGCAGGGGTATGCTTACCTAAGTATGCGCTGACAACGTTATATGCAAAAAACTCCCACGCATCTTCGTCGGCCATGCCGTTTGCTACCAGCTTGGCTACTACCTTGTATGCGTCGTAACATAAACATTGCTCTCCCCCTGCGCGTTCAATTACACCTACGATGCAAGAGTCATACACCTCTTGCGGCTCCATGCGCATCAATTCTGGGCAGGCTTCATTGAGCTGATCGGGAGTCATACTTCACCTCACGCGTTTTGCTTGTTTTGCCGTGCGTTACATCGCTCAACGCATACCATTGCCAGTCATCGGTCATCTTTTGACCGCACACAGAACAGGCAAACCCATCGGCGGTTTTCCTTACGTCAGAAAAACCACAAGTCTTTGGTAACGGCCTATTGGTTTCATTGCGGGTCATGGCTTCACCTCACGCGCTGCAAGCATTGCGTCGGCGTATTCGTACGCAGACTCTGCATATTCATACGCGTATGAATCGCGGGTGGAATCGGCAAGAGCCCCCGCCAACGCTTGTCCCGCAAACCAATCGCGCAGGGTCATGCTGTGCGCCATGGGCGAGGGGTTCATATTTACGGTGTAAGGGGTGTCGTAGTTGTCACTCATGGTTGCGCTCCTTCAGTGTTTGGGTGGTTTTTTCAAACATGATCCTCTCCTTGATGCCGTGATAAGCCTCAACTTTGCGCACTATGTTTACTATGTTTTGCGACAACGGTTGTCCGGGATACACGCGGTTCCAGATCTTATTGATTTGGTTAACGTCCATTGGTTGACGCTGTTGCGCGTCTTCTTGGCAAGGCTTACGAGTCATAACGCACCCGTTTGAGGCTGACCATGAACATATCAATTTCTTCTTTTGTGCTGAGACAAACGTAATGTTGTTTTAAACGTAACATGTCTTCGGCAAAAACTTGTTGAAGCGCTGACAACTTACCTCCGATTGTCTTTAGCTCCACAAACCATGTGGTGCCGTTGGGCATGCACGCAATGCGGTCCGCTACGCCGCGTCTGCCCGGCGAAGTGAATTTCCATGTTTTTCCGCCGAAACGTTCTACGGACCATACAAAATGTTTTTCTACTTCAGCTTCACGCATACATAAACTCCGGGCATTCGCGGTTTTTCCAAGCACCGATAGACCTTTTGTGATCTCGGTAGTATTTTTGATACGACAATACTGCGTCTTCTTGCTTGCATTCATCCGGCATCGCTAACGCAAAAACCGTTAACGGACCCATAGGAACCGACGCCGGAGCTAAACGTAACAACTCAATCACGGCTTGACACTTATGTACTTTGCCGTACCGATAGGTGTATTCGTGGCACAACGCCATACCTAGCTGTACCAACCAGTCGTAATTGCCGGTTGTCGCGCCAGCCCACAATGTGCAAGGATGATTTTTGTGCGTCGGTTTGTACGGCGCGTTGGGGGCGTTGAGCGTAGACAACATCTGTGCTGATTCCAACGGCATCTTAACAATGTGTTTGTCAAGGTGCATTCGGGCAGCTATGGTAGGGTCAAGGTCAAGGGCGAATATGTTCATGCCGCCGACTATAAACGGTCAAAAACTTCTTGACAAGTTGTTTTTTAGGCTGTAATTTTGCGACTACTGGCAACACATTGAGAAGAGGTTCACTTGGCTAATCATTCAACAGTCGTTGGCGGAAGCACAGCAAAACGCGTTTTGGCTTGTCCGGGTTCGGTGGCGCTCTGTGCCACGATGCCGCCAAGGCCCAGCAGCACTTTCGCAGATAAGGGTACGCTTCTTCACGATGTGATCGTCCGTGCGCTTGAAGGCGAGACGGACTTCTCGGGGGTAACGTATGCAAACGAAACGTTTGAGCCCGAAATGCTCACGAACAAAATCGAGCCCGCGTTAGCGTTGCTGGATCAAGTTGACCCCAACGAAGTGATGGAGTACGTCACAGAAGCTCCTGTTACGTTTGGCTCTTACATTCCGGGCGCTTTTGGAACGGTAGACGTACTAGGCCGACGCGACGATACCGCTGTAATTTTGGATTGGAAATTTGGCGACGGTGTGGTTGTCGAGGCCGAAGAGAACGAACAGCTAATGTTCTATGCGGCGGCTGCGATGCGCACGCCAGCCACGAAATGGGCGTTTGAGGGCACGACTCGTATTGAGTGTGTCATCATTCAGCCCCCCTTCATCCGGCGTTGGGTAACTACACCCAAAATTGTTCGTTCGTTCGAACGCAAGTTAAAGAAGGCGGTTGCCGAGTCGGCGCGCCAAGACGCGAGGCTTTCTATTGGGCCTCATTGCCGATGGTGCGCTGCGAAACCCGTCTGCCCGCAGATGACTGGCGCAGTCGAACGTGCGGTTAAGACTCAGCTATCGGGGCTGGACACGCAAGCCCTTGGTACCGCACTGCAAACTGCTGAAGTGTTGCAGGGCTGGATAGACGACTTACGATCTCTTGCAACGCGGATGTTGGAGGGGGCTTATAAGGTTCCCGGTTGGAAATTGGTTGCAAAGAAATCAAACCGAAAGTGGGTGGATGAAGATTCCGCTATGGTTCAATTGCAAGCACTTGGCATCGACCCTCGAAAAATTGAGTTGATTTCGCCAGCGCAAGCGGAGAAGCTACTCAAGACGAAATTACCTGACGGC